ATTATTTGAATGTTATCCTAAAACAATAGGGCCTGTTGAATATAGTTATGAAACAAATTCATTACAAACATTTACAGTTACATTTGCATTTAGATACTGGGTAAATTATTTCCTAGATCGTTCAGGTAATATTGAATTAGGCGAAGCAAACTTTAGATCAGTAAACGTTAAGAGTAAATTTGGAGCTTTAGGTGGTCTACTAAATAGATTACCACCAGAATTAAGAAGAGCCGGCGTTGATGTAATCGAAGGCTTGAAAAGAAGAATACCGATTGGTGGTATTACAGGTGGCCGTGTATTTCCGCCTTTCGGAGGTTTACCGCCAATTAACTTATAACAAAGGAGTATATTATGTCTTTACCAAAGGTAGAAGTGCCAACATATGAATTGACCCTACCATCAGAAGATAAAAAAATAAAGTTTAGACCTTTTTTAGTAAAAGAGGAAAAAGTATTATACATTGCATTAGAATCAGGTAACAATAAAGAAATGGTTACAGCTTTAAAAGATATTGTAAACGCTTGTACATTTGATATGTTAAAAGTGGAAAATTTACCTATTTTTGATATAGAGTATATTTTTTTACAAATAAGAGCTAAATCGGTTTCTGAAATTGCAAAATTTAAAACAATATGTCCTGATGACGGCATAACTTATGCAGAAACAGAAGTAGATTTAACAAAGGTCGAAGTTCACGTAACTGATGATCATACAAATAAAATTGTAATTGATGAACAAAGAAATTTAGGTATTGTTTTAAAATACCCTACACTAAAAAATTATGATATTGTAAAAGGTGATATCACAAAACAAAAGATTGATATTGAAAGTATGTTTACGGTTTTAATTGATTGCATTGACCATATATTTGAGGGCGAGAAAATATATCCGGCCAAAGACGCAACCAAAAAAGACTTAAAAGAATTTATTGAAAACTTATCACCACAAGCATTTGATAAAATCAGAAAGTTTTTTGATACAATGCCAAGGTTAGAACAAAAGATTGAAGTTACAAATCCTAAGACAAATAAAGTAAGTACGGTTACTTTATCAGGTATTACAGATTTTTTCGAGTTGGCCTCGCCCATAACACGTTAGAGGCCTACTTTGAAACTAATTTTGCGTTAATGCAACATCATAAATATTCATTAACAGAAATTGAAAATATGATACCTTGGGAGCGTGACATATACGTATCATTAATCGTTAATTATATCAAAGAAGAAAACGAAAGAAGAAGAAGGGAAAGTCAATGAGTTGCGAACATAAAGAAAGTCCTTGGAGAACCAATTGGCGGCCTGCTATGGGTTGGTTGTATCTGACTGTATGTATATGCGATTTTATATTATTTCCTGTGTTATGGAATATGGCACAAACAATATATTTAAATCAAATAGTATTAACACAATGGAATCCCATAACATTATACGGTGCAGGTTTCTTTCATATTGCAATGGGTGCGGTATTAGGCATTACTTCTTACGGTAGATCACAAGAAAAAATTGAAGATAAAAAAATTGTAGCTCAAAATATACAAACAACAGTAAAACAAAAAATTAAAATAGACGATCAAATAGGATAATATGGCAGAAGAAGATAAAAAAGAAGAGCTAAAAAAAAGTGCAAGTTTTGTAACGTTATTAAAAGAAATTAACGCTAAACAAAAAACAGCTTCACTATCAACAGATCAAATTGCCAAGTACATGAAATCTATTTCTACGTCTGTTACTCAAAGAGTTCAATCAGTAACAATGCAAGTTACCAAATCAGTGGCACCTATTATTGAGCAAGAATTAGTAAAAATTGCAGATTTATTAAAAGACGAAGATGAAAAAAAACAAGATCAAGCATTAGATATTATTGAAAAATTACAAGAAAAACTAGGTGTTGATTTAAAAGATTTTAGTAAAGATTTAGGTCAAAATATAGATAAGTTATCTGAACAATTAAAAAAAAGAAAAGAAATACGTGAAGAAGATAAAAGAGTTAAAGAAGAAAAATTAAGAGAATTAACCGTTGAAAGAGATAACATAAGAGAAAGATTAAAAACAAATACTGTCATTAATAAAGAAACAATGAAATTAGAAGTAATGACAAAAGCACAAGAAAAAATAGAAAGAAAAGAATTACAACAACTTGAAGATAGAATTATAAGAGATAAAAGAGAGTATTTAGAACAAGAAAATAAATTAAGAGAACAAAAAACAATAGATGATAAAGAGCAAAAAATATTGCAAGATCGTAGAGAAAAAATTTTAGCAGATGAGAAAAAAGCTGAAGAAGCAAGAGATAAATTAAATATTCAACCAAGAGAAAAAATGGGTGGTTTTATTGCAGATACTTTTGGTGCAGCTATTGATCAGGTAAAAGCTTTTGGTAAAGATATAAAAATATTAGGTAAAAACTTAATGGATGGTTTAAAAAATGCACCAAGAGCATTAATGAATTTTGCAGGCGCTGTTGGCCGAGGTGCTATGGGATTAGCAAAGTTTACTTTTGGTTTATTATTAGGTTCTATTAAATTTATAGCAATAGCTCTTATTGTAGGTCTTGTAATATATGGATTATATAAACTTTACAGTGCAATAAAAGGTATAGCTGAAAAAATTAGTAACTTCTTTAGTTTTGGTAAAAAAGAAGAAAAAGACAAAGAAAAAGGTGAAGGTAAATTTGGTAGTGTGGATCCTATGGACGCTGGTGGTGATACAAGCAAAACTGCCATGGCAAGTTCTACATCAAGTCAACCTACTTTTCAATCACAAAAAATTTCAGGCCCATCACCAGAATATGAAGCAGAAAAACAATCAATAACAGGTCCTAGAATTGCAAGTCGATTAGATACAAGAGATAATGCAATGCAAGGTGACATGGCCTCTTTAAGAAGAAAAAGAGAAAGAGAGAATGATATGCCATTGCCAGGTGAATTTGCTAAATCTAGTGCTGATATGGTGGCACAAAAAGAATCTGCTAAATCTTCAAGTGCTGCTGTAATTGCACCTAATAATGTTGTAAATAATAATAATAGTACACAGGTTATGTCTATGGAACCTGGTAATCCTGATAAGTCTTTTTTAAATTTAAGTTCAGTACCAGTTTAAACGGTGGCCATTTCTAGCCACCGTCAAGTAGTGAGAGATTAATCCTCGTCAGCTAATTTACTAAAGTAAGACAACGTATCGTCATCATCACTAGCAGAAGAAGATTTGTTACTTTTTACTGTACCGTTCTTTTTTGTTGGAGGGAGGTCAACGTCTTCTACGGTATCAGCATTCCTTGAGCCTGTAATTACCCTATTCAGTTTCTCTTTGAGTTCATCATAGGACTTAAAATTACTTGCGGCTAAGAAAGGCGTTAGAGCATATTGCTTACTCCAAATTGCTTTTATCTTTTCGTCACTTTCAGCAATTTGTGCAACAGGATCAAATTCAGATTTATCATAGTTCCAATAACCATCTACTTTACGTATTTTTAGTTTAAAGTTTGCACCTTTCCAAAAATCAAATGGATTAATTGGCTTCTCATCTTCAAATGCTGGTTGCATTGCTTCTGTAATTTTATCAAATATCTTTTTACCATATTTAAATATAAACACCTTGCCTTCGTTTTCAGGATGTTTAGGGTCACTTACAACCAAAATATTTGAGTAATAAGATAATTTTCTTTTTCTTTTTCTTGCAATCTCTTTATCAGATTCAACACCTGTATTCCACAATCTTGTATTTTCTTCACTTACAGGATCTTTTTGATTTAATGTAGTAAGAGAGTTTTCAATATACCAGCCGCCTGGTCCTTGAAATGCGTGTGACCACACTCTTATCCACGGCATATCTTCAGACTCACTTGCAGGTAAAAAACGAATAACTGCATAACCATTACCTGTTTTATCTAGTTCTGGTTTCCAGATTCTTTCGTCTGTGTATTTGTCTTTTGATGTTGATTTTTCTTCTAAATTTAGACTTGCTTCTAGTGCTTTGGTAAGTTTATCAAAGTTAGAATGACTTGATTTTAATGATTCAAAGTTCATATATTCTCCGTATGTTTGTATTTGTGTTAGCTGTATAATCGCTATCAGTTCTATTTATAAGACTTATTTCTTTCTCTCCACTCTTTATGTTGCCTTGCCCATTCTTTAGCCGATATTCTACTTGGTTGAGAACGAGCTTTATCTCTCAAATTTTCTAATTTAGTAATTAAATAGTTTAATATTCTAATATACATAGTATTAATATATCACAATCCAAGTTCTTTGTCAAGCATATCTAAACTTGTATATACTAGATTTTTAAGGCCAATCCATTCTTGTATTGGCATATCTGTTAAATTTCTTTGGTCATTGTATTCATTAACCTTTATAAACTTTACTTCAGGATTCCATATACTAAGCGTTTTCCATTGGTCTATCCAATTTACCGCAGGTGTCGGTGAGTGTTCTGGTATAACATAATGCTTCGTACCAGCATATAGATTGTTTACTTTATTATTATTTGAGTGTAGGTCATGGCCAATTAAGTAAACGTGTGTAGGACTTTGTTGTTTAATTGCAATATAACCTGCTGTTGCACCACAAGCCCAACCGTGATCTACGGAATTACCTTGCTCGTTTTTCATAATATCTTTTAAAGTATATGTCTTATCTGTATCTCTAACCCAACTTATACAACAACTGCTATAATCAATATATTTTTTTTCTATTTTAGCTTTGTTTCTATGTAATATATCTGCAATACCTTTTAAATTGCTGCCGTGCATAACAAATTCTGTTTGATCTGTTCTTTTGTTTTCTTTTATTAAATCATATTTTTTAATTTCATTAAAATCGTCCATACTAATACTTGTTTCTACAAGACTATCGTACATATAAGCTGGTAGTTTATTCCAATCTCTAAACCAAGTTTCTTTATTCTCACAATAACCACTATGATATATCTCGTGCATAATACCGTGGTCAACTGCAACTAATACATCTGGCGTAAAATCTCTATAAAGTGCATTGCAACCATATATTTTACCAAAAGGTCTTAACTTTTCTAAATTGTAATTTTTTCTACTCTGGCCGTTGCCAATACAAAAAACTCTTTTTATCATAGTAATTTAATTGCCATAAAAGTTATTAATAATAATACAATAATTCTTATAATTTTATTTTGACTCTGACCTAAAATATAAAATGCACATATAAATGCTAATACATACAGAAAAATATTAAAAATCATTTTAAAAATATTTCTTTTAAGATTATTTTAATTGCTGTTTCATTATACTTTACAAACGCCTTATATTTTTTTAGTCTTTGTGATTGAACAGGCCATACCACTTTTTCATTAATTTGTCTATCCCACTGATTACTATATTGTATGGTATTATTAAAAACGACAGCAGTCTCGTATGATATTTTTTTTGAGAGAACCAATTGTAAAAATCTAGGATGTTGTCCAGAAGATACATGAAAGCCATCATCAAAAGAAAGATTACGA